TCTACGGTTCAGAAGGAGCTGCATAATAATATAATCATACTAGGCGTAGCAATACGCCTAGTATTTAACCCTAAGACTTCGAAAGAAGACTACTAAGGAGGTAGACTATGGGAACAACTACATTTTCAGGACCTATTAAAGCTGGTACTATTAAAGAAACTACTGGTACTACTTTAGGAGATAATGTAACAAATACTGGTTTTGTACAAATGGTACAATCAAAATCAGTAGCTTTAACTGGCGCAACTGCTAATACAGATGTTGGTGTTTTGCCTGCTGGTTCACAAATAGTTAATGTATATTTAGATGTAATCACTGCATCTGATGATTCAACAGCAAGTACAATTTCAGTTGGAACTGCTGCAAATGGTACAGCATATATTGCTGCTGCCAATGCATTAGCGACTTCAAGAACAGAACCTGTTGCTGCAGCTTTAGCTGGTATGGCTGATGTCGGAACTTCTGACTCTAAAGTCATAGCAGTATGGACTGCCGGTAGTGGTGACGCTACTGTTGGTGAAGCTATTGTAACTGTACAATACGTACAAAACAATAACGTAACTTAATATTTCTGAGGGCCTTCGGGCCCTCGTTAACAAGGAGATATAATGTTTGAAAAATTAGAGTCAGTAGGAGAAGCTTTTAGAAATTATTTTAAAAAAGATAAAGAAGAAGATGAAAGAAGCTCTGTTAAAAAACTTAATGAATTTCAAGAAGCTGAAAAAGAATATAAACCTACTGAAGAACAACAAAAAATAAGTCAAATTGAAGATACTGGTGAAACTGAAAGTATTAAACAAATTTTAGAACGTGAATCTGCTAAAAAAGAAGAAGAAGGTAAAGAAAAAGATTTAGATGAAAAATTAGCGGATATAGAAAAAGTTTTAGGTAAATTTAGTGAACAAACTCCACTAGGTTCTACTTCAATGCCTTTTGATAGAACTTCTATTGTTGAATTAAATAAACCAATAGATTTTTCAAAAGATATTGCAAAAGACTATCTTAGTTCAGTTATATCACAACCTACTAGCCAAGGAGATAGAATTGAGTTACTATATGCAAATTTAAGAAAACAAGGATTAATTTAAGGAGGAAAATATGGCAGGATCAGATATTAAAGTAGTTAGTGCTAATCAAGCTTCTTTATCTAATACATCTTCTAATGTAGCTATTACAGTTACTTTAGTTAATGGACCTACAAGATTAAAAGGTTTCATTGCAGAACCTACTTCTACTGCTGGTGTATTAACATTTAAAGATGGCGGAACTGATGTATTTGAAATTAACACAGGAAACGTTGATGCTGGAGCATCTACTTTTCAATTAAATCTTCCAGAAGAAGGTGTTAAGTTTAATACAAATTGTCAAGTTTCAGCAACGATTGCAGGTGCTAATGTATCTACTATTCAAGGTGTTACATTATTCCACGCATAAGGATAATTTATGGCAACATCAGGAACAGCAACATTTAATTTAACAGTTAATGATGTTATACAAGAAGCGTATGATAGAATAGGAGGTGATCCTATTTTAGGATATGATGTAAGGTCAGCTAGACGTAGTTTAAATATTATGTTTAGTGATTGGGCTAATCGTGGTTATAATCAATGGACAGTTGAATTAAAAGATTTATCATTAACTCAAGGTACTAATACTTATGTACTTGATTATGATACAATAGATATTATTAATGCAAATATTTTAGATGGAAGCACTGAATATTCAATGACACGTTTAGGTGTTAATGATTATGCTGCTATATCAAATAAAACTTCTCAATCTAGACCAACTCAATTTTATTTACAAAGATTAAATACTCCACAAGTTTTAATTTATCCAACACCTGATCAAGCTTACACATTAAGATATTATAGAATGAGAAAGATACAAGATATTACAGCTTCTACTGTTAATGGAGTAGAACAAAATATTGATATACCATTTAGAGCTTTTGAATGTATGTGTGCTGGTCTTGCTTATTATTTATCTAAAAAAAGAACTGGTATAGATCAAGCAACTAGAGCTGAATTAAAATTAGATTATGAACAAGCGTATGAAAGATTAATAGCAGGAGATGACTCACCATCTACTAGAATATTACCTAGTACGAGTTATTATAATTAATGGCTAGATTTGCAGATAGAAGTAATAAACCTCATAGAGCACCACATACTAAATTTTCTGGTGGTAAATATGCTTTAGCTATATCTGATCGTTCGGGTTTAGAATTTCCATATAATGAAATGGTATTTGAATGGAATGGAAGTTTCGTTCATATATCAGAATTTGAAAAAAAACAACCACAACTAGATTTAACATATTTTACAGATGCTGAATCTTTAGAAAATGCTAGACCTCAAGCTAATTTATCAGCTACAGGAGGTGTTCCAAATCAAATTACTGTAATATATCCTTCTACATCAGGATCTGTTTCTAATGTAGGTGTTGCACAAGCAAGCACAAATTTGTTATCAACTGCTGTAGGAAGTGTTACAGTGTCTACATGATAGATAAAAAAAAATTAGGAGTTATGATCGCAACTCCTTGTTATGGCGGTCAATTAACAGAAGCATATTTACATGGTATTTTAAATTCAATATCTGTTGCAAATAAAAAAGGATTTGAATTACATTTAAATACTATGGGTAATGAAAGTTTAATTACAAGAGCTAGAAATACTTTAGTAACTCAATTTTTAGAAGCTGATAAAAAAGATCCAAATAAATTTACTCATTTAATGTTTATAGATAGTGATATAGGTTTTGGTGGAGAATCATTGTGGAGATTATTGAATAGTGATTATGATGTTGCTTGTGGAATATATCCTAGAAAATCAGTAGATTGGAATACTGTAAAATCGTATGTTGAAAAAGGTGATTATGAAAATTTAGAACAAAAAGCTTTAGGATATAATTTAAATTTTGCCAATCCTTTAAATATTACAGTAACTAATGGTTTTACAGAAGTAATGGACGCTGCAACTGGTTTTATGTGTATAAAAAAAGAAGTATTTTATAAAATGATAGAAGCATATCCTAATCTTAAATATACCTCTGATCAAATTATAAATAATGAAAGATTTAATAGTGATAATTGTTATGCATTTTTTGACTGTATTATTGATGAAAAAAGTAATAGATATTTATCAGAAGATTATGCTTTTTGCAGATTATGGCAAAAAATCGGTGGAAAGATATATGCTGACTTACATAGTCCTTTAACTCATTATGGTACATATGCATTTAAAGGTCATGTATGGACTAAATTTAAAATTGAAGGAGTAGAGCCAAATGCCAATGACATACAGCAGCCTAAAGAATGATATTCAAGTTTGGGCAGAAAATACAGGAACTGATTTTACAGCACAATTAGATACCTTTATTGGTAATACTCAACAAAAACTTTCTAGAGAAATAGATCCTACTGGATTTAATCAAAATGTAACTTCTTCTACTTCTGTAGGAGATAGATTTATTACTTTACCATCAGCAATTGAACCTATGCTTTTAAATTATTTAAATATAATTGATAGTGATAATAATAGAGTTTTTTTAGAAATTAAACCATTAGAATATTTACAAGAATATTGGCCTGATTCTTCTTTGACAGCACAACCTAGATATTTTGCTAATTTTAATGATACTACACTATATTTAGCACCTACACCAAATGCTGTATATACTATGGAGTTAGGTTATCAAGGAAGAATTAATCCATTATCAAATACTAATACTACTAATTGGTATACAGAAAATGCTTCTGATGCTCTTTTATATGGTTGTTTATCTGAAGCAAATCTCTTTACAAAGAACATGGAAGACTATAATATATATAAACAAAAGTATGTCGAAAGTGTGGCTGCTATTAATAATGAAGCTCGTAGAAACAGAAGAACTGACTACAAGTTTCCAGGTAGTCCACTAGGCGAAAACACATTAACTGGAGGACAATAAAAATGGCAATATCTCAAGCGATTACAGTGTCGTTTAAGCAAGACTTAATGTCGCCTGGCGGAAACTTAGAAGCTCAGACATTGAAGTGTGCACTTTACGACAACACTGCAACTCTAAATGAAAACACTGCTGCCTATACTACTGCTAATGAAATTTCATCAAGCGGTACTAACTATACAACAGGCGGTGCAACACTTACAAATGTTACTATCTCTACAGATGGAACAACTGCAATTTTTGATGCTGATAACGTTTCTTTTGCAAACGCAACTATTTCAGCTCAAGCTGCATTAATCTATAATGCAAACAATAGTAATTCTTCTATTGCTGTATTAGATTTTGGAGGTGTTAAAACTTCTACTAACGGTACATTTGAGTTACAATTTCCAAACGCAGACGCTACGAACGGTCTAATTAGAATAGCATAAGGAGATAAATCCTTATGGCAGTATCAGTTGGATGGAGTAGAGAAGCTTATAATGTAGGTGCGTGGAATACATCACCTGACACTGCAGCAGTAATTACTGGACTTCAAGCTAATACTGAACTTAATTTAGGATTTGGTTGGTCACGAGAAGAATGGAGTACTGGACCTTGGAATCAAGGTTTAGGAACTATTGTTACTGGTGATGGTATTATTTTTGTAGAAGATGGACAATCTTTAACTTCTACAGCTAATAATATAACAGTTACTGGTAGTGCTCCTATTA